CCTCGACAACATGACCGCTGGTGGCTTCGCGCACGCGCAGCTCAGCGCGGCAGCCGGTGACCGCGACGCGCAGATGCTCGTCCAGGCCGCCCTCGCCGACAACACCACGACCACCGGTGCCGGCCTCGTGCCGACCCGCTTCCTGACCGAGGTCATCTCCGTCCTCGACAACAGCCGTCCGTTCGTCGACAGCATCAGCCGCGACACGCTGCCCGCTGACGGCCTCGACTTCAAGATCCCGCGCGTCACTCAGAAGCCGTCTGTCGCCGAGCAGGCTGCCGAGGGCGACGAGGTCTCCTCGACCGCGTTCGAGCTCGACTACCTGACGGTCGACGTCAAGACGTTCGGAGGCGGCGAGCGCATCAGCCGCCAGCTCATCGAGCGTTCGGACCCGTCGTTCCTCGACCGGCTCATCATCGAGATGGCCGCGCAGTACGCGCAGCAGACCGACCTCTTCGCGTTCGGCGTCGCCACCGCAGGCGCCGCCACGTCGGACGGCTCGGACATCTACCAGTCCGTCGTCAAGGGCATCGCCGACTCCTCGTCGGTCATGCGCTTCACGCCTTCGCACCTCGTCGTGCCGGCGTCCGGCTCGGGCTCCATCACCTACGAGAAGCTCATGCAGGAGGTCGACCTCGACGGTCGTCCGCTGTTCGGCGCCGCCTCGCCCTCTAACGCGAACGGCCTGATCACGCAGGGCTCGACGAACGGCACCGTTGCAGGGATGCAGCTCGTCGTCGACCACAACCTCGGGACCGGCAACACCGCCGCCCGTCTGTACCCCTCCGCAGCCGTCACCTTCTACGAGGCCGCAGGCGCCCCGTTCCAGGTCAGCGTCCAGGACGTGTCCAGCCTCGAGGTCGAGGTTGCCGTCTACGGCTACGTCGCCGCTGCGGCCAAGTACCCCACCGCGGTCCGCACGCTCACCGTCACGCCGTGACCCCTCGCCCTGCGCCGGTCCTGACCTCTCCCAGGACCGGCGCAGGGTCCACGGAGGCCCGTTATGCCGAACTACGTCGACCTCGACGAACTCAAGACGGTCCTCGGCGTCGGGGACCTCTACCCTGACGCGCAGCTCGAGCAGGCCTCCACTGCTGCGACCAACCTCGTCCTGTCGATGCTCAGCCGCTACTCGTACCCTGTGGATCAGCTGTGCTGCGAGGACGGCAACGAGGTCAAGGCACGCACCGTCGGCTTCCACCGCCTTTACGTTGGCCAGTCCATAGTCCTCGAGGGCCTGCCTCCGCACCTGAACGGCACCGCCACGATTACGGCCATCGGCTACACGGCCGACGTCCCGCCGCGACCGCTGTGGCCTTGGCCGACCCTCTGGCCGTACTCGTACTCGAACGCGCAGGAGCTCTACAACACGTTCACGTTCGAGCTTGTCCACGGCGAGCCGCCCATCACCGAACAGCGTGCCATCATCCCGTCCGGCTACGTCTCCGACCAGCAGTCACAGGACGTTTACGAGGACGACCCGCTCGTCCTCGAGGCCTGCATGATGCTCACCGTCGAGATCTGGCAGGCCCGCGTCGCACCAGGCGGCACCATCCAGGGCGTCGACTTCCAGCCTGGACCGTTCCGACTCGGACGGTCCCTCATCGGACGTGTGCAGGGCCTCCTCGCCCCGCACCTCGACGTCGGCACGATGGTCGGATGAACCTCAAGACCCTCCGACAGACGCTCGCCACCGCCCTCGAGGACGCCGGCGTCGACTACTCGACCTCGGCGTTCCCACCGCCCGTCGTCGTCCCGCCGACCGTCGTCATCGTCCCAGGCAACCCCTGGATCACGCCGGTCACCCTCGGACGTCCAGCGACCCCACAGGTCGAGGTCTCGTTCCGGCTGACGTGCATCGTCGCCAACCTCGACAACCAAGGCTCGCTCGACCAGCTCGAGACCCTCGTGTTCGCAGTCCTCGACAACCTGCCGCGAGGCTGGGAGGTCGGCGACGTCTCGCCGCCGTCCGTCGAGACCATCGGACCATCCGACCTGCTCGTCTCCGACGTTCAGGTCACTACCCTCGCCACACCTTCCTAAGGAGCATCCCATGGCAACCGTCCTCACCGGGCAGGACTTGTCCCTCACCATCGGTGGGGACGTGTTCGACGCCCAGACGATCAGCACGACGTTCACCTACACGCCGAACCGCGAGGTCCTCGAGACGCTCGACGGCCCCGTGTACAAGACGCTCACGTTCGAGTACAGCCTCGACGTCAACATGTACTCCGACTGGGGCACGACCAACAGCCTCGCCGAAGCCCTCGCGTCCATCGCGCTCAGCGCACCTGACACGTCCATCGCGTTCACCCTGGTCTGCACCGGCCCGAACGCCACGACGACCGTGTCCGGCAACGTGTTCCCCGAGGTCCCGCCGATGCAGGGCGAAGGCCCGTCCGCGTCGCAGGTCTCGTTCACGCTGACCGGCGACCGCAACACCACCCCCACGATCGTCGCAGCCTGATAAGGAGAGACCATGTCCACCGGTACCTGGGTCGAGGCAGAACACCGCGACCGTGGCCCGCTCGTCCTCGAGCTCGAGCTCGTCGACTGGATCGGGTGGGAGAGCTGGGCCGGACGCTCGTTCGCGACGTTTGGAGACGAGGACAACCCTCCAGGCGTCAAGGACGTGTCGTACCTGGGATACGAGGCCGCCAAGCGCACCGGTATCCACGCGGGGGACTTCCCCTCGTGGAACCGGTCGCTCGTCGGCTTCCCACGCTGGCGCACAGGAGAGGTACCGCGCCCTACCCCGCCGGCAGCTTCGGACGACGCCGCGTAGACGTCGCCTTGGCTTCCGGCACCGCACCCAACGACTGGAACGACCTGAGCGACCTTCTCACCGCCGAGGGGGTACTCAGGAGCCGCTAGGAGGCTCTGAGATGCCCACCACGACCGCGAAGAACAGCGCGGGCAAGGTGACCGTCCGGCTCGACGACCGCGAGATACAGGCCATCCTGCGCAACTTCTCGAAGATGGACAAACAGGCCAACCGCGACCTAAAAGACCTGTCCCGCGACATCAGCAAGGACATCGTCAGAGAGTTCCAAAACGCCGCTCGAGGCACACGCTGGTACCCCGAGCAGGCCTCATTCGTCGCACAGTCGGCCAGGGTCGCCCGCGACCGCACCCCGTCTGTCACCATCGGCGGCTCCAAGCGGTACACGACGAGCGACGGACGGCGCCTGCCCGCTGGGTCGCTCCTGTTCCTGTCCGAGTTCGGACGGGACCGCGCTAAGCAGCAGCGAACCTTCCGCAACGAAGCCCAGCGTCGCGCAGGCAGTCCAGGAGGCCTCCAGGGACCGCCAAGGTCGCCGAAGGAAGGCCGAGGCAACAGAGGCTGGTGGCTGTTCCCACGACTTAAGCGCCTCCAGCCGAACATCCTACGCTCATGGATCGAGGGCGCACAGCGCGTCGCCGACACCTGGGGGAAGCCCTAATGGCCGCTTCACAGACCATCCGCACCCTCAAACTATCGCTCCTCGCTGACGTCTCCGAGTTCGGCAAAGGCCTCGACAAGGCCGGCAGCAGCTTCCGCAACTTCTCGAAGGGTGTCGAGAAAGCATCGAACGTCGCTGCCGGCGTCGTCGGCGTCATCGGCGGCATCGGTGTCGCTGCAATCAACGCCGCGTCGGACCTCGAGGAGACCTCGACCGCCATCGAGGCCGTGTTCGGCGACAAGGCGTCGCGCGACATTCAGGCGTTCGCCCGCACTGCCGACCGCTCACTTGGACAGTCACGTCAGGAAGCACTAAGCGCAGCACAGACGTTCGGCATCTTCGGTTCAGCAGCCGGCCTCGCCGACGACGACCTGGTCGACTTCACCACGACCCTCGTCACTCTTGCCGGCGACCTCGCCTCGTTCCAGAACACGACGCCCGAGCAGGCCATCAACGCCCTCGGTGCAGCACTGCGTGGCGAGTCCGAGCCCATCCGTAACTACGGCGTGCTCCTTGACGCCGCCACCATCAAGCAGCGCGCCCTCGCGGACGGCCTCATCGAGACCGAACAGGAAGCGCTCGACCCTGCCACACGCACCCTTGCGATCTACGCCGAACTCCTCGACCAGACGCAGACGCAGCAGGGCAACTTCGGGCAGACCGCAGAAGGCTTTGCGAACACGCAGCGGACGTTCGCCGCGCAGATGGAGAACTTCAAGGCCGACATCGGCGAGGTGCTTCTCCCCATCCTGCAGGACATGCTGCCCGAGCTGCGCGGCATCATCGACACGTTCGCCGAGTCGGACCCCGAGAAGATCGTGGAACTCGGCATCGGGATCGCGCAGCTCGCGACCGCAGTAATCGCGCTCAACGGCGCCCTCAAGGCGTTCGCAGCAGTCCAGGGCGCCGCCAGGTTCCTGTTCAGCGCAGGAGGAGCGTTCCTCGTCGCTCTCGCCTCGGGCGGTTCAAGCAACTTCGACCCGACGAGCGAAGGCTTCTACCTCGACGGCGGCTACTCGCCGGACGAGGCACGACGCCTCGCCGCGCAGGCACGAGGCGAAGCGACCGGCAGCCTGAACCCTGTAGGTGCCCGTAACACCCGAGGGATGAACCCGAACACCGGCCTGACCCGCAGCTCAGCGTCGCAGCCCATCATCGTCAACGGCGTCGTCGGGTCGACCTACCAGGTCTACCGCGAACTCGACCGGACCTTGGCCGCAGGAGACCGTGCCGGCATCCGCGGGCCAGTCCGCTAATGGGCTACACGGGCAACGTCACCGTAACTATCGACGGCACCGACCACACCGCCGAGGCCATCGACTCCGTGTTCATCTCGCGCGGGCGTCAGACCTACTGGGACGGCATCCAGGCAGGCCTCGCACGCATCGTCCTGGTCGACCCGACCGTACGCCCTGCCATCGGCGACCTCACGACCGTCGACGTCGCCCTCACCGCCGGCGGCACCGCCCGAGTGTTCCAAGGCAACGTCCACGCCATCTCGGCGGTGCTCGACACCAACCTCGGCACAATCCTCACCCTCGACCTGTTCGGACCTCTCGCGCGAGCCGGACGCCGCGATCAGAACGACGCGCTCAGCGCAGAGCTCGACGGGGTCCGCATCCGCAACCTACTCAACGCCGCCCTATCAGAACAGTGGGCAGAACAGCCACTAACCCAAACCTGGGGTGACGTGCCGGCAACCAAGACATGGGCCGACTACGGCATCGACCAGTCCATCATCGACGACGGCCTGTACGAGGTCTCACCGCTCACACAGGTTCCAACCTCGACGCTCGCGCAGCTCGGCACGACCGCACTGTCCGGCGGTGGCGTCGTCTACGAAACGGCAGACGGCAAGGTCGGCTACGCAGACTCCACCGAACGCCAAGGAGCCGCCCTCGGCACCCCTATCAGCATCGGCGCCGGCGACGTCTTCTCAGCGTCAGGCGTTTCCTACGAGTCGTTCGACGACATCGTCAACGAGGCGAACGTGACCTGGTCAGGCGGCAGCGTCGTCTACACCGCCATCGACTCCGTCGCGCAGTACGGGTACGTCGTACGGGACTACCTGACCATCCTGAACCAGTCAGACGACGCCATCGACTTCACCGAACGTGTCGTGCAGCTGCAAGCGTTCCCCGCACCGTCCTTGCCAGGACCGTTCCTCGTGCGCCTCAACAACGTCACCGACAGCCTCGCGGACGACCTGCTGCAGCTCGCCATAAACAACTACCTCGAGGTCACCTCAGTACCCACCGGCGTCCTGCCCGCCGGCCTGTTCCGCGGCTTTGTCGAAGGCGTCAACCTCGAGCTGACCAGCACGTTCGCCAACGTCGAGGTGTTCGCATCCGACGAGTCCTACTCGATCTACGAGACCCGCTGGGCCGACGTGCCCGACACCCTGACCTGGGGGAGCGTTGACGCTACGCTCGCCTGGCAGAACGCCTAGGAGCCCCCATGCCCGACACCGGTGCACCCTGGAACATCCCGTACGTCGAGTCCAGCGACCTTGTCTCGGACTGGCCGACGGACTCCCTGGCCTTGGCGAACGCCATCGACTCCGGCCTCGACGCTGCTGGTGGGCTGGTTGCGGTGAAGCACGCCCTGTTCACAGGCACACAAACCAACTCCACCGCAGCAGGCGCAAACTTCGCCGTCACCGACCTGACCATCACGCACACGCTCGCAGACGCGGCGAACAAACTCATCATCTCCGCATACTTCGGAGCGGCCGCTAGCAGCGTAGGCAGAGGAGAGGTGGGTATCGCGGTGGCTGACGACGGCACCCTCATCGGCATCGGCGCCGCGGAAGGTTCACGGACGCGAGTCGGCGCAGGCGGGATTGTCGACGACGGTGGCAACACGCTCGTCGTTACGATGCCGTCGGTGACGTTCGTGTACGAACCGGGAGACACGGCCTCGCATACTTACACCGTCCGCGCCGTCAACATCCGTGTCGACACGCGGACGCTTTACATCAATCGGGGGCAGGGGGACAATAACGACGCCGACAACCCGCGTGCGTCGTCCGGCTTCGTCGTTCAGGAGGTGAAGGTCTGATGGACTACGCCCTCGTCCTCACCCACCACCCTGACTATGCGGGTCGTCTGTGGGGTATGACCGACAACGACTACGCCACGCTCACGATCAAC